ACCTTATAACGGAAACACGGTTGTATCAGGTGCAGTTACTTCAGCTTTGTATGTGAACATCAACACTGTGTCTGGTAACTCCAACACTTGTGATATTCGCGTGTACGGAGACGTTGTAACGTTCTAATTTTTTTTTGATAGGGGATAACTATGTATGTAACGAATAATTGGGAGAAGCCCATAGTTTTTGACTATGCGTTTCAACAATACAGATTTCCGGTGAATCAAACAGTGGAGGCGCCGGAAGAAGCGATTCGACACATATTTGGCTGGGGTGACAACGATAAAGAAGTTTATCTCACTCGCCTTGGACTTATCAAAACAAAAAATGACTTGCCTCAAGGTTTAGAAATTTTGGAGAAAATCCAAATTACTTTGGAACCTCCTCAACAGAATCACTCGTTATCCCCGGTGATGGAAAGAGTACCTCTGCCTTCCTCAAAGAAGGCGGGGGGAAATGTCCCAGCATAATATGGACGTTCAATGGCGCAAACCCTCTCAGGTTATCTTTACTCTGTTAGAAATTTGTTGCATGATGCAAACGCAAACTTCTACACCAACCAGCAGTTAATTGACAACATCAATTCTGCAAGAGAGAGACTTGTCCGTGATACAGGATGCTTGCGTACCGTTCAAGTCTCGCAAGCACCATGTACCCCAGTCCCCGGTGGTGCATATCCATATAATTGGGTCGCAAATCAAGCTGTCAACCTCGGTGACTATGTTTTTTCAAATATTTTTATTTATCAGGTTACGACTGCTGGTACTTTAGGAACCACAGCGCCCCCTTATCCTAGTGGCTCGTCCACCATTTATCAGAATTACCCACCCAGTACGCCCTTTCAAAATGGAACGGCGTATTTGCAATATGTGGCTCCTTGTGAGCAAATTCAGTATTCTTGCTTGCCGAGCGGCTTGCAAACGCTGGATGTCTTAAATATCAACTTGTACTGGGGCAACACTCGCGTTCCCATGCGCTACTTGCCATGGACCCAGTTCAACGCCCAGTTGCGCTTTTGGCAAAACTATATTGGCAGACCTATTTGTTTTTCTGTCTATGGTCAGCAGACTATTTACATTTCTCCAGTGCCGGACCAAGTTTATACGATTGAGCTAGACACCGTGATATTGCCAACGCCGTTGGTTAATTTGAACGATGTAGATTCAATCAACGACCCTTATTACTCACCAGTACCGTTTTATGCGGCTTATCTTGCCAAATACTATGAACAGTCTTTTGGCGAAGCCGAGATATACAAGCAAGAATACACCAAGCAAATGCAATCTGTACTGGCAACAACATTTACAAGAAGGATGCCAGACCCCTATTCGAGTCTTTTCTAAATGGCATCAGCAGAGCAAAAAAAGTCTTATCAGGTTGTTAAGCAGTTTAAAGGCGTTAACACCAAGGCTAACCGCACCGCTATTGAAGAAGATGAGTTCTCATGGCTTGAAAATGCCATGCCGGTTGGTTATGCCAACCTCAAAATTACGCCAACATACACCAATACCGGGGTGACTTTTAGTCATACCGTGATTGCAATGTTTGCGGTTAACTTAAATCTAAATGACTATTTGCTTGCTTTTGAGTCAGACGGCTCATGTGAATACGTCAATATTGGCTCTTTATCCAAAGGCAACGTTGCGCCAGCCGGAACATTCAGCACAACAGGCAACATCAACGTCAGTCAGTGGAAAAACACCGAGGCTTTGATTCTTGACCCATACAAAGGCTACTTTACTTGGGATGCAACAAACTTAATCTCTGTTGGCTCAGTATCGGTCATTGGACTCACCAACCAAGGCTCAGGTTACAGCTCTGCGCCCCTAGTCACCATTAGCGCCCCCAATAATGCCAATGGCATACAAGCAACGGGTGTGGCAACCATCACAACCGGCGCTGGAACGCTTATTTCAACCAACATCACCAACATTGGCTCTGGCTATACGTCGGTGCCGTCCGTGTCGGTTAGCGGTGGTGGAGGCTCAGGCGCAACCATTTCAGCAAGTATTCAAAGCGGAAATGTGGTGGCGCTCACCATTACAAACCCCGGCTCAGGCTATACCAGTGCCCCGACCATTACGATTGCGGCGCCTCCTAGTGGTACAACCGCAACAGCCAACGGCGTTGTAGATACCGGCTTGGTAACGTCTGTTGTTTTGACTAACGCTGGAACCGGGTACAACTCTGCGCCAACCATCACGTTCTCAGGTGGCGGTGGTAGCGGTGCATCTGCTGTGGCGGGATACACCACTTTTGCAACTGGCACGGTTTATGTACTCGTTAATACAGGCGGTACAGGCTATGCGTCAGCGCCAACAGTAGGATTTAGCGGTGGCGGCGGCAGTGGTGCGGCGGCAACAGCAATTATTTCAGGCGGTATTGTCACTGAGATAGTAATGACCAACCCGGGTAGTGGCTACACCAGCGCCCCAACAGTGACTTTAACCGGCGGTGGATACACCAATGCGGCAACTGTTACGGCTTATGTGAATAGCACCACCAATGTAGGCATATCGTCGTTCTCAGGGCGCGTTTGGATTGCCCAAGGGCGTACAGTCTTTTACTCTGCGGCGGGGTCTTACAGCGACTTTATAACGGTTTCTGCGGGGTCTGTGGCTATATCGGACTCCACACTGCACGGCAACATTCAGCAATTACTGTCCGCCAACAACTTTTTGTACATTTTTGGGGACGATTCCATCAACGTTTTTTCAGATGTTAGGGTAACTTCTACTGGTTCGACCATATTTACCAACACCAACGTCTCTGCGTCAGTGGGTACCAAGTTGCCTTATGCCATTTTCCCGTACTTTAGGTCAGTGCTGTTCATGAACAACTACGGCGTTTATGCGCTGGTAGGCTCTACCACATCCAAAATCAGTGACCCACTGGACGGTATTTTCACAAATATTGACTTTACTCGACCCGTTTACGCTGGTCAGGTTCTGATTAACAATATTTTGTGCGCCGCATTTAACTTTTACTACACCGGCGGCGCTGGAGTTAGTTCATCTAATCGTTATATTCAAGCTGTCTTTTTTGAGAAAAAATGGTTTTTTACCAGCGTAGTCAACAATCTTGACTTTATTGTTTCTGCGCCAATTGGCGGAAAAGTAGCTTTATTTGGTACCGACGGAACTAATTTGTACCAGCTTTATAACGATACAACTTCAGGCATTAACAGTTACGTTCAAACAGCTTTAATGTCTATGAAAGACAATATTCGCACCAAGCAAGCGCTAAAGATTGCGGTTGAAGCGACTTTGTTGGAAAATGCAACACTGAGTGTCACGGTAGATTCTGAGCAAGGCTCAAGCCCAGCTTATACATTAAGTAATATTGTTACTTGGTACAACATCTACAACACAACAATTTTTTGGAAAAACAACGTATCCACAGTGATTGGGTGGTCTGGTGGAACAGGATATACGCTGTACAAGACAGATGCGTCTCAGTACGGCAAGTATTTGGGTCAAACGATACAGTCGTCTAATCCCGGATTTGTCATTAACGGTTTTGAATTTGAACACGAATTAAGAGTGAGGTTCTAATATGTCTGGTGTACCTTATACCTTTGCTAATGCAACAACAACCATTGCGCTGTCTAATCTTGACGCCAACTTTAATACGCCAGTAACCATTGGTAACACAACAGTTGGTCTTGGAAACACAGTAACAACACTTGGCAACGTAACGCTTACCAATGCAACTATTAGTCTTAATGGTGGTTCGGCTAACGGTGTTGTTTACATAAATAGTAGCAACGTAGCTACTGCAAACGCATCTGTAATTTCCGTATTACCAAACGGTCAATTTTTTATAGGGGGTGCGTCTAACCCAAATAATTCTGTTGCGGGTTCTATAAATGGAATTTCACTCTCAGGTGGTCAAGGTATATTTACTATATATAACACAGATCAAACAACTTCAAGCGACCCAGCTCCTGCTCTTGTCATTTTTAAAGGTTCGTCAACAACAAATAGTAATCAACGTTTTATTCAGTTTTATACAGTTGGTGGTGGAGCGATGGGAGGTATTGTTGGCAATGGCGCAACTAACGCCCAATTTTTATCATTATCTGACGAAAGAGAAAAAACAAACATTACTCCAGTCACAGGCGCTCTTTCGCGAGTCATACAACTTCAAGTTTCATCTTTTGACAGAATTGGCTCAAATGAGCATGTAAAAGCAGGTTTTATTGCTCAAAATGTTTTAACCATTTATCCTGAATATGTTGTTGAAAACGCCTCTAATGATGGTCAAGAACAAAGGTATGGAGTTACAGGCGGAATGAGTGCTGGATTTGTTGCAGAATTAACTGCGGCTTTACAAGAACTTTCTGCTCAAGTAACAACCTTGCAATCTCAAGTAGCGGCATTACAAGCAAAGGTAGGTGTGTAATGGCTGTATCCGCACCATTCTCTCCTTGTGGCAACACAGTAGTTATATCTGCAACAACTACTGCGTCTAGCGCCGTTCAAGTGCCATCTAGTACGCTTGGCGGCAATCAGTACAGAATTATCAATAGCGGTACTGTTGTTGTAATTCTTGGCTACGGACCTACTTCGGCATTAGCAAGTGCTGGTGCGGCGACTATTCCCTCATCAACTCAGGCTAACTGTTTGCCTTTGTTGCCGGGAACAGATGAGATTATTACGTTTGCGCCTAATGCTTATTTCTCAGCAAATTGCACAACAGGCACAGCAACACTTTATATCACTCCGGGTGATGGAGACTAAGAATGTTAAAAACAGTAAGTAGCGCCAGTGGAAGCAATGGTTTCCCAATAAAACTAGGTAATACAACAATTACTGCTGGAAGCACTACGTCGTCTTTATCAAACTTAACTCTTTACAACGTAACAATATCTAGCGGTTCTGTTGTTGACAACATCACAACGGCTAATTCTTTTGTCGGCACAGGAAGTATTTCGGCAAGCTCAAATGTTGGCGTATTTTCTTATGGCAACTTGTCTTATTCCGATACAGGAATTATTGCTTCTTATGCGTCAAACGTTAACAGCTATGTACAAATAGTTGTACAAAACCTCAGCAACGCAAATCAAGCATCTACTGATTTTACGGTTGTTAACGATACTGGCTCTGCCTACGGTGATTTTGGAATTACATCCAGCACTTTTTCTGGAGCAGGAAAGTTTTACGGCGCTAATGTTGTTTACGCTTATTCAGGAAATGTGGATATGGTTATTGGTACCATAACCAATAATGCCGTTCACTTTGTAGGCAATAACGCAACAACAGACGCAATGACGTTAAATGGTAACAACACCATTACGATTAACGGATTAGGCGCAACATTCCCCAATAGTTATTTGTCAAATAGCGCTACTACTTTAGGTAACGCTACGTTAACTTTAGGCGGCACAACATCTACTGTTGGCAATTTAACTTTAACAAATGTAACAATATCTGGCGTAACTGGTGCAGTTACTCAGGTTCAAGGTAATGGCTCTGTCAATGGAATTACGCTGACTGGCAACATAACCAGCTCAGGAAATATTACGCTTGGCGGTACTTTATCTAACGTCAGTTTGACAAGCCAAGTTACTGGCACACTTCCCGTTGCTAATGGCGGTACAGGCGCAGTATCTTTGTCTTCCGGCTCTTTCTTGGTCGGCAACGGCACAAGCGCAATTACAACTGGCGCATTTGGCGTTAACGGCAATGGGGCGCTGACAATTACTGGCTCTGCGGGTAGCAACAGTCAAGTTTTAATTTCAACTGGCGGCGGTACGCTCAACCAGTGGTCAAACACTTTATCTAATATAAGCATTAGCAACGTCACAATTAACAGTGGTAGTATCAACGTCACTACTACAAATCATACAGCCACCACGGCTAACACAGCAACATTTTCAACATCTGCCTTGCCATTGGTTCCGCAAGGTTATATCAATTATGACCTTAACGGAACTATTGTGAAGATACCCTACTATGCTGTGTAAACATGAACTTTCAGGAAATATTTAACTTTATTGCTGGAGCTTTTCTTTGCGGAATTGGATGGTGGTGTAAAGAGATTTGGGATTCTGTAAAGAAGCTCAAAGATGACATCCAAAAAATCGAAGTAGAGTTGCCAACCAATTACGCTACAAAGTCAGACATCAACTCTCGTCTTGACAAGATTGATGCTGTGCTTGAAAGAATTTTTGACAAGCTGGACGAAAAGGCGGATAAATGAATTTTGATACGCTCTCCATTGTGAAGTATGGCGACAAAGAGTCGTTAGGAGAGTTTTTGTTTGAAAACGGTACTCAGCACAAAGTCTTTCAGGAGACTTTTATGGACTTGGGAATATCTGTTCCCGTGTTTCCATTGACGGATGCCAATGTAGATAACTTAGATGACTGGTTGCTTGCTCATCAAGCCGAACATCAGGCTTTTGCAAGCCTTTTGGAGCTTAATAACCCCTTTAATTTGCTTGATACAGACTGGAATAATGAGAGTGATTTTTACGACTGGATTGCATCACACTTATATATTCACCAAGAAATTGCGGCATCACTAGGACTAACTTAACATGGCAACGACACCTGAACAACTACCAAAATCATCTCCTCAGGCGCTCAAGCCTATTGAGCCTATTGCTGGAGAGTCTTCCTCCCCCCAAAAAATTTATGATGGGTTTAAGAAAAAAGTATTAGAATTGATGCAAGAGGAGGGGGTAAATCCGCAAATGTTGGTGGATTTGGGTCAATTTGCTTTTGCAACTATCAAAGATAAGACGCTGTATCCCATCTTTAAACAGGCTCTTTTGACAAATAAGATAGCTGAACCCGGCGAAATCAAAGAAGGTGTGGATTATCAAATGTTGGCTTATTTTGTTATGTTAGGTAAAGTAGCGAGTCAATTAGGAGGCGCACAATGAGTTTTTGGAAAAAGGTTGAACAATACGCGGCACCCATAGCGGCTGTTGTTATAACGGTTGCGGCTCCTGAATTAGCCCCAGCAATAGGCACAGCTTTACTTGGTGAAGGCGCAAGTGCCACGGCGGCTTATGCGGCTGGTCAAGCAGTGATTAGCTCTGGAATTAGTGCGGCTAGTGCGGCGGTTAACCAACAAGACGTTACAAAAGCCGCAGAAAAAGGCGCTATTGGAGGCGCTGTCAGCGGTGGAATTACAGGCGCTTTGCAAGGTGTGGACGTTACAGGAACAGGCAGTGCGGCGGCTA